CCTATCTTGGACTACTGAGACAATATCCAACATTGTTGGAAAGTATTGATAACCTACTTGACGTAGGGTGCGGTCAAGGCTATGATAGTCACTGGTGGGCAAACGTAGATGACGGTGATGAGGATTCTCCAAGATCATTGGATATTAACGTAACTGCAATTGATAAAGAAAATACGTTTAAAGAAGAATACGAACACAATAATATAGATTTTATTCAAACTGATGTATTGGAGTATAAACCTAAAACTACATTTGATGTTGTATGGTCTCATAATGTATTGCATGAATCATCGGATCCATTGACTTTTTTACATAAGATAAATGAGTGTACTAATATTGGAGGAATGTTATGTTTAACTTTTCCAACAACTGTAAATACATTTTACGGACAACCTGACTACAGAGTATATTCACATGCCCCACATAGTATTACTATTGTTGATTTAATACACATGTTAGTGTTGAGTGGTTTTAACTGTAACGAAGGATATTTTATTAAACAACCTAATACAAACATTATTAATGCAATGGTGTACAAAGATTCAGAAGAGTTATTTGGTTACGGTGAAAAAACTTTATACGAATATAGTGATTTTTTACCTGAATCTTGTAGAAAGCAGTTAGATAAATTTGGATATTTAACTAATAAAGATTTGTTGTTATATTGGCTTGATGGAACGTTAGTTGATTACAGCAATTCTTAAAAAATAAGTTGGCTAAGCCAGCTTTTTTTATGGTAGAGGACAGAAAGGATAACTATTAATAACATGAAAGTTGTTTTAGTAACAGGTGGATTTGATCCATTACACTCAGGACATTTATCATACTTACAATCGGCAAAAGAACTAGGCGATATACTTGTAGTAGGTATTAACAGTGACGAATGGTTAACTAATAAAAAAGGTAAACCATTCATGCCATTGCTCGATAGAGTTAGTATTATACAGAACTTAACGATGGTAGATGAATATGTGTTATTTGATGATTTAGATAACTCGGCGGTAGATGCAATAAAACAAGTTAGAAGCACATGGCCCGACAGTGAAATTATATTTGCCAATGGCGGAGACCGAACTTCGGAGAATATACCAGAAATGGAAAAGATTAAAGATAAAAAATTGTCTTTTCAATTTGGAATAGGCGGAGTAGATAAACAAAATAGTAGTTCTGTATTATTAGCAAAATGGAATGGTGATAGAGTTTATAGAAATTGGGGTTGGTATAGGACTATCGATCAAGGGCACGATTATAAAGTAAAAGAGTTAGAAATATTACCGGGTAAAAAATTAAGTATGCAACGGCACCAGCATAGAGCTGAACGTTGGAATGTTGTACATGGTTCTTGTGTGATGGAAACTGAATTCAACAATATACCAGATAATATAATATTAAATGCACATGGAACAGTATACACGGTTGAAAAACAAGTTTGGCACCGGGCTATTAATAATACAAATAAACCTTGTAAAATTATTGAAGTACAAATTGGTGTTCCTTGTACAGAAGATGACATTGAACGAAGAGATTAATGGGAATACAAACTAAACAATGTAAGCATGGATTATTCAGCTATTTCTCAAATGATATTATCATTGGTAAGAGTTTAGAACTCTATGGAGAATATGCCGAAAGCGAATTTCTGTTACTTAATCATGTAGTTCAGCCTACGGATTATATATTAGATATTGGTGCTAATATTGGCATACATACAGTTTGGTTTAGTAAACATGCGTTTAAAGGTAAAGTAGCCGCATTTGAACCAAATGAGTATAATAGAAACTTACTAGTTAAAAACATTGATCAGAACACTTGTAAAAATGTTGAAGTATTTGGTAACATAGTAGGTGACAGGAATGGTAGTGCATTTATAAGTTCATTTAATCCAAGTATCCCGGGTAACTACGGTGAGTGTAGTGTATTGGAGGTTAACCCTGGAGGTTTATACGAAGCAAGGCCAATGGTTAAAGTTGATGCATTAAACTTTGGTAGGGTTGATTTTATAAAAATTGATGTTGAGGGATTTGAGAAAGAAGTATTACACGGAGCAACGGATACCATCAAAAGATGCAGACCTCAAATGTTAATTGAAATTAACAATAGTACAACACATTTAGAATATATATGGAATTTATTAGATGAACTTGATTACTTGCTATGGTGGTTGCCTGTTCGTAATTTTAATCCTAGTAACTTTTTTGGTAATAGAGCAAACATATTCTCAAATGGTGGCATTATAGACATCTTTTGCGGACCAAAAGAAAAAACACCAATAGTCCAACTCGATTCGGTATTAGAACCAGTTGAAGGATTTGATGATACATACCAAAAGATGTATAAAAGAGTACTTAATAATATAAAATTAAGACAAAGACCTATAAACCTACACATAGACAAAGATAAACCAAATTAGAGATTGACAGTTACTATTTTCTAGTGTATAGTATGTATATACATTAATGGAGAATAGTATGAAAAACAGATATATCATAAACTTTAAGACATCAGAGAACACTACTGAACGTAGTGTTTTAATGATTGCACAAGACAAGAATGAAGTTGAGAAATCGTTAGTTGCTGAATTTGAGGATTTTGAAGAAGAACTACGAATTATTAGTATCTGTGAAGATAATACTAAGAAGGATTTTGTTTTAGACTTCTAAAATAAGAATTAAGGAATCTAATGACCAGAGAATTTAACAATATTAGTCATGTACCGGATTATGTATTAACAATCAACAATACACACATTGACGGATTGGGTGTGCGAATTAAAGCCGGTAATCCTATTCGAACGGAAGATTCAAAAGCAGTATTTTCCGTCGCTGACATGGACAATGATAACAAGTTTATTGTTAAATCCACTGGAGAGGTTGTTGTTTATCATAACTTAAATGTAAATAAAATCTTACTGTACACTAACAGAGATGGTGATGCAGAAATAAAGACAATAAATAATACAAGGTTAAACATAGGAAGCACTATAGGATCAAAAGTTACAATCAATGGAGAACTGCACATTAGTTTAAACAGTTTAAAAGAAGCAGTAGCAAATTCTCCTAGTTACGAAACGTTTCAAACAAGAATAGCACTATTGTAACAAGGCACTAATAAAAAAACTTTACCCTGTTGATAACAGCAGGGTTTTTTCTTGACTAAAAAAGGTTGACAGATCCTATAAAGGTGCTACTATATAATAGTAAGTTAAACAAAAAAGGAACAAACCATGTTGCAAGCAATGAAACTTTTCCAAATTCAAGTTACTTCTGAAGTTAGTAAAATGGTTAATGATACCAATGATTGGAACTGTTGTATTGTTTCAAAAAGTTATATCGAAGCATCACAAGGCAATCCTAAACTAGGTATCCAAAACAAGACATATAGTCATGTTGCTACTGTAGTTGCTAATGACCTTGAAGATGCATTTAATATTTGTAATACAGATCATAATGTTGATAGGATTGAAAGATGTGACAGTATGAGATCACTAAGTGTTGGTGACATAGTTGAGACAGATGATGGCCTTTGGTTTTGTGATAGAATTGGTTGGAAAGAAGTTACCTGGGACCAATACGGGACTATTTAAATAAAAAGGTTGACAGATCCGTATACCGTGCTATTATAAGTAGTAAGTTAAAAAATAGGAGTGTTTGATGAAACCAGAATTATTAGAAGCAGTAGAGCAAGTAGTTAAAACAATGAAACAAGACTATATTAGATGGGCAACACAAGGTGGAAAGAAGCCAGTTAGTGATTTCCATCAACAAGCTCTAGATAATTTTAATATTGAAATTAAAGAAGGTCCTACTTATATTAAGTTAATTAAAACAGAGTGGACTATAGGACGCGGTGGACATCATGGTGGAGGCGGCGTTAGTGGTTTTATTGTTAAAACAGCAACAAAAGGTTTCGTCGAAGGTGATATGCTAAAAGCAGCAACTTATAATGCTCCAGCAACAAACTTTAAACGTGGTAATGTGTTTACTGACGCAAACAATGCATCAATTGCCAGATGGACAGGAATCTCTTAATGGATAAAACAGTAACTAAAGCACTTAAATTTGCAATAGTTGCACATGGAGATCAGAAACGTAAGTACACTGATCTTCCTTATGTAACACACACTATTGACGTTGCTCAACTTGTACATGATAACGGCGGTACTACTAACCAGGTTGCCGCAGCATTATTACATGATGTAGTTGAAGACACTGATTTTACACTTGATGATATTTCTATTAAGTTTGGTACTACTATTGCAGAACTTGTTTTTTGGTTAACAGACCAAAGTAGACCCGAAGATGGCAATCGTACAGTTCGTAAAGCAACAGATCGTAATCATATACTAAAAGCACCTTTTGAAGCACAGTTTATTAAGTTGGCTGATTTAGTAGATAATACGGCTTGCATTGCTAAAAACGATCCTGGCTTTGCAAAAGTGTACTTTTTTGAAAAGCAACTTATACTTAACGGTATGTTAGACAGTATTAAACAAACACCTTTGTTTAAATTAGCACAAAGACAGATAAAAGGTTGACAGATCCTGTAAAGGTGCTATTATATAATAGTAAGTTAAACAAAAGGAGAAGTTAAATGACAACAGTTACAGAAATTCAAATTCCAGCAATAGTTGCAGAAGCACAAGATGCCGCATTTAAAGCTGCTGACAAGTTTTTTAAAGAAAAACTTGGTGGTGAAGACCAATATGCATGTGGTTTTGCTTGGGTTAACATTTGTGGTATTAAAATGAATACTAAGATGGGCAAGGCTTTTAAAGCAGTTGGACTAAACAAAGACTATAGTGGTTCAATTAGTATGTGGAATCCTTCAAAGTATGGTTGTCAAAATGTTGACACATTAGAAGCAGGAGCAAGAGCGGCTGCTGACGTGTTTAAAAAGTACGGTTTTAGAGCATATGCAGGAAGTAGGTTAGACTAATGATTAAAGCAATATTGTTTATGGCGGTTGGTGCATATGGAATGTATATGTATCAGCAACCCGGGCAAGTAGATGGAATAGTAGATAATTTAAAGTCTACTATCAATGAATCTGCTAGCGATATCTACCAAGCAACAAAATAAAGGTTGACTTCTACTGTAGATATGCTACATTAATAATATAAACATAAAACGACGAAGAGGATTATTATATGAGTTACGTTTTAGTTAAAGAAGGTTTTTATAGAAACCAAACAATAAAAGATACTGTGTTTCCATTAGTATCAGATCTTAAAAAAGGTAAAAGTGGCATGTTTGTTACTGTAGATGGTAGCAACGGTTTTGGCATGGAAAAAATCCGTGTTAGAGTTGACAATGCTTTGCAACTTGAAATGGTAGATGCTAGTGCATATGATGCTCAAGCAGGTAGTATAGCAATACCTGTAGAAGCAGAGTCTTCAGTTATAACTGATAAAGATGAAAAACGTATGGTAGAAATCGAAGAGCGATTTGACATACTAAACGAAATGGCTTCTGCACTAAAGAATGGTGACGTTAGAGCAATGATTGTTACTGGTCCTCCAGGGGTTGGTAAGTCATATGGTGTTGAAACTACACTTGAAGAACAAAGTGGATTTGATGCACTTGCTGGAATGACACGATATGAAGTATGTAAAGGTGCAATGACTGCATTAGGTTTATATGCTAAGTTGTTTGAGTACAGTCAAACTGGTGATGTACTAGTGTTTGATGATTGTGATAGTGTTTTAATGGATGACTTATCCTTAAACATACTTAAAGCGGCACTTGATAGTGGTAAACGTAGACGTATTTACTGGAATGCAGATAGTTCTAAACTTCGTGCAGAAGGTATTCCTAATTACTTTGACTTTAAAGGTAGTGTTTGTTTTGTAACTAACATTAAGTTTGATAATGTTAAAAGCAAAAGGTTAAAGGATCACTTAGATGCTTTAATGTCGCGTTGTCATTACATTGACTTAACACTTGATACTGCTCGTGATTGTTTCTTACGTATTAAGCAGATTGCACGAAAAGGTGATTTGTTTGATGGTTACAAATTTGAGAAACAAGACGAAGAAGAAATACTTGAGTTCATGTTTGAGAACCGTAAAAAGTTACGTGAGATGAGTCTTAGAATGGCACTTAAAATAGGTGACCTTAAGAAACTGTCTCCAACTAATTGGAAGAGCCTGGCTTCCAACACTTGCATGAGACGAGTGTAATAAGTGAATATCCTCGCTCCAGGTAACGAGAGTGCAGTCTTTGGTCGGGCTGCACTCTATTTTATAAAAGGTGTTATATGCTAGAACCTATGGATATCGAAGATTGCATGAGATTTGCAATAGGATTACTTTCAACTCCAATTCCTCCACGTTTTAAAAACAAGCCAATTAGACTTGCTAACTATGATGTTAGTTTTGTTAACAATGTAGTTCGTAGTATTAATAGTGGAGACGGACTTAGTGATAAGCAACGAGAGTTAAGTATTAAACTAATAGCAAAGTATATTAAACAGTTTAAAAAACTTGGTGTTGATGTAACACGAGTTATTGAAAACCCTAAATTTAGTAGTCCGTTACGTCAAGTTGACAGAGAACGAACTATAGCCATTACACAAGATAGTATTCATATTAAGTTTCCTTACAATAAAGAAATGATTACTAGTTTTAAAGCATTGCTCAACAAGTCATTGCACTCGATTGCTAGTGGATGGAATAAAGAAGAACGTAGGTATGAAGTTGACTACAATGAGTATAACTTATTACAAATAGACAACTGGACTAAGCACTACAGGTTTAAGTATAGTAACGAAGTTACACAACTATTGTCCACATTTAAAAACATGATCGATAATAGGTCAGCATATGCAATACAATTGATTGTTAACGATACTAGTTGTGAACTAACTAATGCACCGGATAGTTTGGACGTTTGGTGGAAAGAAAACATACAAAACCAAAGTATTATTAAACAAGTAGTAACGGCAGCTGATCAGAACGTTGATGTTGTTAATCGCAGTAATACATTTAAACTTAATTCTATTGCAAACAAAATTTTATTAGGACGAGGTAGTGAGTTTAGATTTGACGATTGTAGTATTACTGAACTAATAAAAGGAGCTCAAGAGTTAGGGTTTGAACGTATTGCATATATTGTAGACGGCAGAACAATACAAGGAGATCAAGTATCGCAGTTCTGTGATGCAATACAGTATATCGGAACTGACAATGCAGTTTGTTTAGTAAAACACTTAAATGTTGACATAGATGCAAATCGTAGGTTTACTTCTGACACAAAGTTTGCTATACTAGATAGTATACAAAGGTTTTCTCATAGTAAGAATAGAGTTGAGTGGATACCTGATTTTGTTATTCATACTAATGGTATAACAAAACTAAGATCAAGTGATTATATAGAGAGCAAGGCACCGTGGCTTTGCTTATATTCTAATTCCGTAGGCAGTTAATGAAAACAGCAAAACTAGTTATTAAAGATGAAGTAAATGTTAAGATAGAAAACTTAGATCTTGAAGCAAGGAAGAAACTTGCAAATATGTTCAAGTACGAAGTTCCTTATGCTCGCTATTTGCCAGCAGTACGGTTAGGACGTTGGGACGGCAAGGTTAGTTACTTCCAACTAGGAGGTAGTTCGTTTATTAATTTATTACCAAAGATACTTCCTGTGCTTGATAGTATGGGATATGAATTTGAGATTGATGATCATAGAGAATATCAAACTGATTTTAAATTTGAACAAATTACAGCTAACACTTTTTCAGACAGAACATGGCCAGTAGGACATCAATTAGCAGGAAAGCCTGTTGTACTTAGAGATTACCAAGTTGATATTATAAATAACTTTATAAGCAATCCACAAAGTTTGCAAGAAATTGCAACTGGTGCTGGAAAAACTATTATGACTGCGGCGTTAAGTAAGTTAGTCGAGCCATATGGTCGTAGTATTGTTATTGTACCAAACAAAAGTCTAGTAACCCAAACAGAAGAAGATTATGTTAACTTAGGTTTAGATGTCGGTGTATACTATGGAGACCGTAAAGAGTTTGGTAAAACACATACTATCTGTACTTGGCAAAGTCTAAACATCTTATTAAAGAATACTCGTAATGCAGAAGCACCAATTAGTATTGGAGAGTTTCTTGAAGATGTTGTATGTGTAATGGTAGATGAAGTACACATGGCAAAAGCAGATGCACTTAAGACATTGCTTACAGGAGTAATGAGTCAAATACCAATTCGTTGGGGACTAACAGGAACTATTCCAAAAGAAGCATTTGAGTTTATGAGTCTTCTAGTAAGTTTAGGAGAAGTAACAGGACGCAAGACTGCCAGCGAATTACAAGATATGGGAGTACTTTCTAATTGTGAAGTTAATGTTATACAATTAGTTGATCACGGTGATTATAGCAATTATCAAAGCGAATTAAAATACTTACTTACAGACGAGAAACGTTTAGATTACCTTGCTTCGTTGTTTGGCACAATTGGAGCAGCTGGTAATTCTTTAATACTAGTTGATCGTGTAGAATCTGGTAAAGCACTAGTTAGTAGACTAGGCGACAAAGCAGTTTTTATTAGCGGAGCAACTAAAGCAACTGACAGAAAAGAACACTATGACGAAATTGCAGATGTAGATAACAAAATTATTGTTGCTACATACGGTGTTGCTGCTGTTGGTATTAACATACCACGTATATTTAATCTTGTCCTCTTAGAACCTGGCAAGAGCTTTGTAAGAGTTATACAAAGTATCGGACGTGGTATACGTAAAGCACAAGACAAAGACCATGTTAAGATATGGGATATAACAAGTACATGCAAATATGCAAAAAGACATTTAACTAAAAGAAAACAATTTTACAAAGAAGCCAAATATCCATTTGTGCTACAAAAAACAGATTGGAAATAACAATGAAAGAAAACAAAGCAAAAACTAGTTCTAACCCTGCAGGCGCCCGTCAACCGGGTGAGCTTATGTGGAATGCTGGAATCTTCTATATGGCAGATGGGTTTACATTTGACTCAACAAAGCCTATAGTTCAGTGGATTATTGAAAAGAATTTATTGCCTGGTAATGAGCGACCAAAGGAACTTACATTAATTATTAATAGTCCTGGTGGAAGTGTTCATGCTGCCTTTGCACTTATTGATACAATGAAAGGTAGTGCTATTCCAATTAAGACTGTTGGCTTAGGACTTATTGCAAGTTGTGGTGTACTTACATTTATGGCAGGTACGAAAGGTAGACGCATACTAACTCCTAATACAAGTATTCTATCGCATCAGTATAGTTGGGGAAGTAGTGGCAAGGAACACGAATTGTTTGCTAGAGTACGTGAGTTTGAACTATCTACGGAACGTATGTTAGACCATTATAAAAAATGTACCGGACTTAAAGAAAAAGTTATACGTGAAGTATTACTTCCGCCTGAGGATAAGTGGCTTAGTGCCAAAGAAGCAGTTAAGTATGGTATAGCAGATGCTATAAAGAGTGTGTACTAGATGCAAATATTAACCCTAGAAAACGAAACATTCTCAATGAACGATCTGCCCGAAGAGGTAGATGATATGAGGTTTGCAGTCTTAGATAACAGTAACCCAAAAGAACCAGACTACTTTTTTATTCCACTAATATTCTTACAGAGCTTTAATAGTCCTGCACTAGTATTAAGAATTGGAAAATACACAGTTCGAATGCCACGCGATTGGATGATGCTTATTGGAGAACCTGATCACGGAGACTTAGAAGTTATTCCGTTAACAAGTTTAAATGATAGAGGTTTTCATGCATTTACTTTTAATCCAAGAAGTGACTTTAAGCCTGAGTTTAGGCCTGTAGAGATTGTTGATGTATATCAAGATGTACGATGGTATTTTCCTAAACTTAAACCTGGACAGTTATTAGCAGTACCGTTAGAAACTGGTTCTAAACCTAAATGTGCATATTTTGTAGAAGAAATTAGCAGAGCATCGGAAGTAGTTGATGTTGAAAAAGTCTGGTAATAATTATATTGTAAAAACTTCTAATATGTGTTATAGTTTAAGTCTAAGTGGAGATAACCAACAGACTTGGAATAGGACACAACGACCGTTAATTGAGAATGTTATTAATTTTTTTAATGATAGAGAAATGGTTAACGAAGGAGTAAATATTACAATTGATTGGGACTCGCAAAACAATCGCTGGTATCATATTGTGTTTGAGAACATTGATGATGCTACATTATTTGAAATAACATATGCAGAGTATTTTTAACTATGGCAGGTAAACTTCCACTAAACAAAGTATTAGGTGCAATGGACCGCAAAGATAGGCAGTTCTATGATAACCTTACAGATGAAGAAAGAAAAGCATTTAGTCCTTTCTTAATGAACCGTTATGCAAGTAGTGTAAAAGGAGCAGGTGAGTTACAAGAATGGTGGCTTATTGCTACAAATAAACGGGTTAATACACATTTTTATGACTTAGGTAAGCACCCTAAACTACAATGGTTACTAATGACAACTGCAAGTCCTGGTATGGGTACTGCATTTCATGAATGGATTGCAAATAAAAAGAAAGTGGCTAGTAAGAACAAAATTGGTAAAGCATTAAATCATATATACCCTCATGCTAAGCCAGATGAGATTGAACTACTCGAGAAACTTAATACTAAAGCAGATGTTAAAAAGTATCTTGAAGATTTAGGATATGACGATAAACAACTCAAAGAACTATTATGAACAATACGTTAATGTCAATTGCAAGAGAAGCTGCAAAGGCCAAATCTGTGAGTGACAAGAAGTTTGTTTGCAAATATTGCGATAGAAGTTTTAGTAAAGAAAAAACTTTGTTTAGCCACACTTGTGAGCAAAAACGTAGATGGTTACAAGAGAAAGATGTACAAGTACAATTAGGGTTGCAAGCATATCTAAGGTTTTATGAAAGAACACAAGGTGCTAACGGTTCTAAAAAAACATACGGAGATTTTGCTAATAGTCCGTACTATAATGCGTTTGTAAAGTTCGGCAAGCACTTGGTTAGTATAAAAGTAATCAATGTTAGCAAATTCATTGACTATGTGATTAATAACAATGTTAAACTAGACCAGTGGTGTCATGATAAGCATTATCAATTTTACTTAACAACACATTTAAAAGTTGAGAGCTGGCAAGATGCTATTACTAGAAGTTTAAACACTATGGAAGCATGGGCTGATGAGAACAAGGTACAATTAAAAAGCTACTTTATTGCAGCCAATACAAACAGAGTATGCCAGCATATTGTCAACGGCAGGATTAGCACTTGGGTAGTATTTAATTGTGATACTGGTACTGACTTTTTAGGCAAAATTAGCCAAGAACAACTTGCAATGATATATGAATATATTGATCCAGACTTCTGGAAGAAGAACTTTATCAAGTATCATCATGAAACTGCTATTGTTAAAAGTGCATTAAAGGAAGCAGGTTTATGAGAGATTTACCAGATATTGACCTTGACTTTGCAAATAGGCAGAGTGCAATAGATCTAATTGAATGTACTCCTGCGATGATGAAAGAACATGGTGTACTTAAAAAGCACAACACCGGTGTATATTATACAAATATTCCAAATGATCCAGCAACTGGTATTTCAACAATAGATTATAAAACTGCTGAAGATAGAGGCTATTTTAAACTTGACTTACTAAACGTAGCAGTATATCAACGTGTTAAAAATGAAGAACATCTTGACAAGTTACAAGCACAGGAGCCTATTTGGGAGTTACTTTGGAAAAGCAAAGAGTTTTGTGAAAAAGTAATACATATAGGAAACTACTATGATTTAATTGTAAAGAAACAACCAAATAGCATACCGCAAATGGCAATGTTACTAAGTATTATTAGACCAGGTAAAGCACACTTACAACACAAGGACTGGAAGGAAATAGCAAAAACTGTTTGGGAAAAACCTACAGACGGTAGTTACTATTTTAAGAAAGCACACGCTGTTGCATATGCACATTTAGTAGCAGTACACATTAACTTATTATGCGAGGATTATTAATGACATATCTTGTAACTGACAACTGCGTCAAATGTAAATACACAGATTGCGTCAGTGTATGTCCTGTAGATTGCTTCTATGAAGGAGAAAACTTTCTAGCAATTAATCCTGATGAATGTATTGATTGTGGTGTATGTGAACCTGAATGCCCTGCAGGTGCTATTGTTCCTGATACGGATATAGCAGGAAGTGAATTAGAGTATTGGATGAAAGTTAATACTGACTTTTCATTAAAATGGCCAGTTATAACAATACAAAGAGATCCATTACCAGACGCTGATACACAAAACAGACAGTTAAATCCGGAGGTACCGGATAAAAGAGATCAGTTAAGTGAAACACCTGGACTAGGTGATTAGTCTACTTTTTTAATTAGTTGAATACTTCGTCTTTTAGTTCGCTTTTTACTAAGATCACTTAAACTTACATTAGGACCAGCAATAATTTCACAGTCTTTTGATATAAATGTAGTTAAATATGGACGAAACGGTAACCATTCGGCTTTAAGAAAGATGTTTATAGGAATCATTCTATTAGACTCCCACCACCAATCGTCACCAAGTTTAAGGAACAGTTCTTTTAACCCTTGTTCGGTAATTCGTTCGTAGTTATAAAAGCTCGTGCAATGTGCATCTCTATTTTGCACAATACCGATGTACTCATTCTGACCGTATTTGATATGACTCAAGAACGGAAACTTATCTAATAATTTTGTAATCAATTCTTCCATCTCGTGGCATAAATACTCTATATAATGTGTGGATTCAATAACAATGCAAAAACTAAATGGCTATATAGAAACACAGTATCTGAGCGTGTTATACTCTCCGGATACAACAACTGTAAACAGGAGTAGAACAGTGTATGCTCGACCTATAAAACTTTATCGCGGTATTACAAACACGGTGCAATTAAGATTGTTAGATAACGATCAAAAAAGTGTAAATGTAAGTAACAAGACATTTGTTCTCAACATAGTCGATCCGACTACATACTTAGTTATCAAAAACAAGACCGTCACCCTAGGTAATACGACTCAAAGTCAAGCAGGCAAGGTAGACTTTGCTTTAACTAGCACAGATATGTCAACAACTAATGCAGGACGTTTTATTTACAGTATATACGAACTAAACAGTGACTCATCAAAAACTATAATTTATAGTGATGATGATTATGATGCTGATGGTCAAATACAGATATTTGATGCACCATATGTTGGTTTTAGTGCAAGTACAGAAGTTACATTCAGTACTATGACTGCCTCTACAACCACTGATAATAGCTCCTACGCACTTGCACACGCACACTTAGACACAGACTCACTACATACTGCACAATATTATCTAGTAGGTTATACAGGCACCATTACAATACAAATTACAGTTGATGCAGATCCAAGTTCGCTACTTGATAGTGATTGGGTTGATTTATCAAATACTACATATACTGCTCAGACAGGCAGTCAGTCAGTCAATTTTACAGGCAACTATACAGCAGTTAGATTTAAAAGTGTAAAAACTGCAGGAACTATAACAAAAGTCTTGTATCGTCCGTAACTCTGTGTTATAATCAGTTATTATGCAAAATACTATCCAAGATACATTGGTAGCACATCTACCTTCTAAAAAGAAAACAAGTTCAAGTAATTGGATTAGTTTTAGCGGACCTTGTTGCACACACAACGGAGAAAGTGCAGACAAACGAGGACGTGGAGGTGCGATTGCAAACGGAGATGGCAGTGTAAGTTACCATTGCTTTAACTGTGGTTATAAAGCAAGTTGGAAACCTGGTAGACCTGTAAGTTATAAACTTCGTAAGTTATTACAGTGGTTAGGTGCTGACGAGTCTACTATACGTGGGCTAACAATAGAAGCACTTCGTATAAAAGAAGTAACTGAAGAACTAAATCCAGTTGAAATAGAAAAAGAAGAAATAGTTTTTAAAACTAGGCCATTACCCGACGATAGTAAATCTATAATGGAATGGTTACATGAAGGCAAACATGAGTTTGCAAATAAGGCTGCTGAATATGCAATAACTAGAGGACTAGATGATAAGTTAGATAAACTTATGTGGAGCCCTAGTAGAGCTGGTAATATGAATCGTAGACTTATTGTGCCGTTTAACTGGAAAGGTGACACAATTGGTTATTGTGGTCGTGCTATTGATGGTACTGTACAACCTAAGTATTATAATTCAATGGAACCTGGTTACGTGTATAATACTGATGCACAGGACAAGGATAATAAATTTGTTATAGTTGTTGAAGGTCCACTTGATGCACTAAAAATTGATGGTGTTGCAGTATTAAGTAATAATGTAAGCGAAACGCAAGCAGATGTAATTGACAACTTGGCTAAAGATGTAATAGTTGTTCCTGACAAAGATGAAGCAGGACAAAAACTAATAGATGCTGCATTAGAGTATGGTTGGAATGTAGCATATCCTGAATGGGATAGTGATGTAAAAGATGTTAGTGATGCGATTGACAAGTATGGAAAATTGTATACGTTATGGAGTATTGTAACCACTAAACAAAGCAGTAGAATAAAGATAGAATTGATGAGGAAGAAACTTGGCAACTAATTATACAGTAGATTTACAAAGATTATTTTTAGAAATGATGCTTAATGATGCACAAACATTTGTAAGAGTGCAAAACATTTTTAATAGTGAAAACTTTGATAGGAGTCTAAAAGAAGCGGCAAAGTTTATAGAAAAGCATACAACTGATCATGCTACTATGCCTGCAATTGAACAAGTAAATGCAGCCTGTAGTATGGAACTAAAGAAAGTTGAAAACTTAACAGATGGCCACTATGAATGGTTTATGGAAGAGTTTGAAGGCTTTACTAAAAAGCAAGAACTTGAACGTGCTATTTTAGCAGCCGCAGATATGATTGAAAAAGGTGAATACGAACCTGTTGAAAAACTTATTAAAGATGCAGTACAGATTAGTTTAACAAATGACTTAGGTATTGACTATTGGGAAAATCCACGTGATCGTTTAATGAATTTAAAAGACGGTAACGGACAAGTTAGCACTGGTTGGGCAGGACTAGACAGAAAACTGTTTGGAGGGTTTAACAAAGGTGAACTTAATATATTTGCTGGAGGTAGTGGTAGTGGTAAGAGTTTGTTTATGCAAAACTTGGCTATTAATTGGGCATTGGCAGGACTATCAGGAGTATATATTACACTAGAGCTTAGTGAAGGGCTATGTGCTATGCGATTAGATAGTATGGTTACAGATGTTCCAAGTAAAGATATTTTTAAAGACTTAGACACAGTTGAAATGAAAATTGGAATGACTGCAAAGAAAGCAGGAAGATTAAGAATTAAGTATATGCCAGCACAGAGTAATATTAATGATATGCGAGCATACTTAAAAGAGTTACAAATACAAACAGGAAAACCAATAGATTTTATTTGTGTTGATTACTTAGACTTGTTAATGCCGGTTAGTGCTAAAGTAAGTCCAAACGATCAGTTTATTAAAGACAAATATGTAAGTGAAGAACTTCGTAACTTGTCTAAAGAGTTCAATCTTATTATGGTAACAGCATCACAGTTAAACAGAGCGGCAGTTGAAGAAATAGAGTTTGATCATAGTCATATTGCGGGTGGTATTAGTAAG